TAGATACCACATCGGATACACAGTTATAGGTACTATCGAAGTAGTTGCAACGAATGAGGAGGAAGCGGTACAGATGATTAGGGATACTGATTCTAAAGTCTTACTAGAGGACTCTGAGTTGCACTTTGATTATGTAGTGGAGTTAAAAGATGGTAGATAATAATAATGACATTCATATCGCTGATCTAATAAACAATGATGATGGATCAGCCACAGTGACAGTAGAGTGCAGTGTAGAAACCTACAACCAAGTGTTTAACTATGGGTTCGTAGCTTTGTTACTGAAAGGAATAGAGGACGATATCAATGACTGATCAGATAAAAGTAACTTTCTTAAACAACATGGGTTGCGATAAGACTGTAGTGAACGCTGCAAGAGTCAGCTTCAATAAGCAAAAGCAAGTGTCTGATGTACTGGGAGAGGTTACAGTGATGCTTAAGAAGGACATCAAGTTAATCAATTACTTAGCTAAGCACAAACACCTCAGCCCCTTCGGTCACTGCTTCGCCAGCTTCCATGTCAAAGCTCCCATCTTTGTAGCACGACAGTTAGTCAAGCATAAGTTTATACGATGGAATGAGGTAAGCCGTAGGTATGTCGATGATGAACCAGAGTTCTACACCTCGTCTGTATGGAGAGGTAAGCCCGTCGATAAGAAGCAAGGTAGTGACGGTATAGCAAGGACAGACGTTGACGTTGACTTCGTTAATCACACAGCACTAACTGCTTACAATGATCTGTTAGCTGATGGTGTAGCCCCTGAGCAAGCCCGTATGATACTGCCTCAGTCAATGATGACTGAATGGTGGTGGTCAGGTAGTCTTGATGCCTTTGCAGATATGTGTAAGTTACGTCTTGCATCTGATACACAACTTGAAACACAAATAGTAGCCCAAGGTATTGACAAGGGTATGTCATTACTTTATCCTTACTCATGGAACGCATTAATGAATAGAGAGTTTAATAATGGCTAAACATATTATACACGTTAATCGTCAGTTCATTGCTAAGAATATCAAGGATGGTCTTGACCGACCAATGTACACAGTAAAGACTAGAGGGAACAAGACACCTAGATACGCAAAGCAAGTTAGTATTAACGGACCTTGCAAGCTGATTGGTAACGGTACACAGTTAAGTTGTGGAGCCAGAGCTTGGATTGAAACAGATGCTGACATCACTCTGGAAGCTGAGACAACGTTTGCAGAAGTTAATTCACTTATGAAAGGGGACATATAATGTCACAAGAGTTAAACAACTGGGAAGATTTGACTATAGAGGCTTATGATGCTTGGATGCAGGACTTGCAGGGTGAGTTACAGGATTACGAGTCTTGCGATGATGAAGAAGGTGTCTACCAGATAGAGTGTGAGATCAGGGTATTAGCCTATTGCTATGCAGATCAGATTAAAAGAGAAAGAGAGGGAAAGTAATGAGCGATGAGACACACCTACCCTGTCCGTATGGCACTTGCGGTAGTAGTGATGCCTTTAGTTGGAACCCTAGCAAGGGTATTGGTATGTGCCACTCTTGCAACACAGGGTACCCCACTAAGGGTATGAATCTCTTACAAGTATATGATTGGGCAAAGGAGGATTATCCCTTGAAAGATAACAAAGAAGATAAACCTGTAGTACAGCGTCAGATAGCATCTGGTACTTACGAAGGTATTCGTAGTATTGATCCTGATGTATGTGAGTTATACGGTATTCAACTACAGGTAGACTCTGAAGGCTCACCTGTACGGTATGCCTTTAAGTGGCCTAACAATGTAAAGTACCGTGGTTACGATGAGAAGAAGTTCTGGTTAAAGGAACGCTCAGGCTTAGACGATCTGTTTGGTCCTGACTTCAACGCTGGTAGTTCTAACAGGCTCTACATCACTGAAGGTGAGTTCGATGCTGCCAGCTTATACCAGATACTAGGTAAGACATTCCCTGTTAAATCATTACCTAGTGCTACAGTAAGCGAGAGGTTCATCAAGAAGAACTACGAGTACCTTAACTCCTTTAAGGAAGTAGTGTATGCTGGTGAGCAAGACCCTTCGGGTAAGGCAGCAGCTGAGAAACTATATGAGTTGTTTCCTAACAAGTTCTACTATGTAGCTATGAGTAAACATAAGGATGCTAATGAGTTCCTTATGGAAGGAGCTAAAGATGACCTCCTATGGGCAGCACGTAAGCCTCAACGCTTCTCACCTGATAACTTCTACATGGGTGACGACGACATCAACGACACAATCCGTAAGGAGAATCCATACAGCTACGTACCTACTGGACACAGTGGCTTAGACGATAAGATACGAGGTCTAGTTAAGGGTGGTCTAACCTTTGTCAAAGCACCTAGAGGTGGTGGTAAGACAGAGATGGTACGCTTCTTTGAGTGTGGCCTACTGCAAGATCCTAATGTAAAGATAGGGTTGATGCACATGGAAGAAATGAGGTCTACTACTTACCGTGCTATGGCTACCTATCAGATTGGTGCCAACGTGCGTACTAAAGAGGATGCTGCATCCAATAGCGTAACTGAAGATGCAGTCATTAAAGCAGCACAGACAATGGCTGATGATCGTACTGTAGTCTTTGAACTAAGATCACACGATGATCCTATGAAGCTGCTAGACTACGTTCGTATGGCAGCTACAGTCTACGGTGTTGACTACGTGTTCATTGACCACGTCCAACGCCTAGCCTATCTGTCGCAGGGTGGTGCCGACGGTGCTACTTCTTTACTAACAGCTATCGGCTCTCGCATGGCTCAGTTAGCTAAGGAGTTAGACATCGGTGTTATCTTCATTAGTCAGGTCAATGACGATGGACGTACAAAGTATGCTGGTTCATTAGAGGAAGAAGCTATCATATGTATCAAGCTAGAGCGTGACACTGAGAGTGAAGATGAGGACATTCGTAATACTACTAACTTTATAGTAGATAAGAACCGTCCGTTCAGTAAGCTAGGTAAAGCTGGTTCCATCCTATATGATCCTAAAACTACAATACTTAGTGAGGAGTTCTTAGATGTATAACGAAGACGAAGACGACTACACACCATCACCTATTAACAGTTGCTTAGACTACTCTGATGATTACTTTAGACTTGACTCTCCTGAGTTAGATATGTATGATAACAATAGACGTGATATGTTAGACTCAGTTGAGAAAGAGATAGAACGTATAGAGCTGAACATAATAAACTGTAGAGACTCAGCAGAGGACGATGGTACTCAGAACGTTGAACGTCTTGAGGATGAGCTAGAGCTTCTTAAGATAGAACTGTATGCACTTGAGAAGTATTACTTAAAGGAGGTTAAATGACTAGAATCGCATTCTGCGACATTGAGACGAATGCTATTGATAACCCTGACAAGTGTTGGCTAGTCGGTGGTAAGATGGCTTGCACTGGTGAGGTATTTAAGTTTGAGAATATACACGAAGATACTGTAGCACGTAAGGCTGCTACTGAATGGCATTTATCATTGGATAAGATGGTAGGTCATAACTTCATACAGTACGACTTACCCTTACTAAACAAATGGTTAGACTCACGTCTCGATCCATACAAGGTTATTGACACACTAATACTGTCACGTACCTTCGACTACAACATAGAGACACCTAAAGGTGGTAAAGGACCACACAGCTTGAAGTCTTGGGGTATACGTCTAGGAGTCCACAAGGGTGACTACACTGACTTCGATAACTTCAACCAAGACATGATAGATTACTGGTATGGTGATCTAGATACTACTGAGGCTTTGTTCAATCACTTCAAAGCTGACGTCTACAGCAAAGGCTGGTCTAAGTCTTTACGTACTGAACATGATCTACAGATAGAGTTAGTGCGTACTAAGTACTCTGGCTTCCACTTCAACAAGGAGTTAGCCCAACGTTTACTTGACAGTGTTACAGAGGAGAAGGATAGACTAGAGGAACAGTTCAAGATTGACTTCCCAGCTAAACTATTACACGTCAATACTATTAAGTACAAAGTAAAGGCAGATGGTACTGAGTACTCTAGTGTAATCAAAGCTAAGGATACTTACCCACTAACCAAGCGTACAACTGACGATGAGTTGTTATGCTACGACTATGTACCATTCAAACCAGCAGCCTCTAGGGACAGAGTAGATGTTCTTTGGGAAGCAGGTTGGAAGCCCTTCGAGAAGACTAAGACACACATTCTCTTTAATAAACTAAAGGTAGGTGATGCTTACGGTAAGAAGATCAAATCAATGGATAAGGAGTTCCACAAAGCTAAGAAGAAAGACTTACTTAAATACGGTTATACTGTATCAGAAGATAACCTTACTACACTGCCTGACACAGCCTCTGAGGGTGCTAAGTCTCTAGCACAGTGGCTAACCTTAGAAGGTCGTAGAAGCTCACTGAGAGAGTGGATAGATCAAGTAGGTAGAGACGGTAGGATACATGGTTCCATTAACAACATAGGAGCATGGACAGGACGTTGCGCACACAACGCTCCTAACACCGCTAACATACCATCAGCTTTCCACGGCAATCCGATTAACGCAGTAGATGTTATCAAGAGTAAGTACGATAAACATCTAAGAGAGTGTTGGGATGTTCCGCAGGGTAGCTGGCTAGTAGGTTGTGATGCTGATGGTATCCAACTACGTGTACTAGCTGACTACTTATGGAAGCACTACGATGCTGATATGTATGCTAAGGCTATCATGGAGGGTAACAAGGAGGATGAAACAGACATACATAACATGAATAGGAAAGCTTTAGATGTACCTAACGGAACACGGGACATGGCTAAGACTTTCATATATGCTTGGCTACTAGGTGCTGGTGTAGATAAGACTGCAAGTATCCTAGGAGTTAACGCTACAGAAGCCGCAGCTGCACGTAGTAGATTCGAAGAAGCGATAGACGGTATGTCCAAGCTAAAACGTAGACTTATACCTAAGCTTGCGGATAGAGGTTACTTTGTAGGGTACGATGGCCGCAGGGTTCTAGTACCTAGTGAGTACAAAACACTAGCTGGGTTACTACAATCTGGTGAGTCAGTCTTGATGAAACATACTCTAATCAACTTCCATACTAAAGCTAGACAGGAGGGTATTAACTTTAGGCTTGTGGGGTTCATCCACGATGAGTATCAGATAGAGGTAAAAGGTACTAAAGAAGAAGCGTCACATCTAGGGCAGCTTGTAGCTGACACGATGTTACAAACAGGTGAAGATCTGGGTTTCAAGATACCAACCCCAGGTTCATATGATGTAGGTTTAAATTGGTTAGATACTCACTAAGCACTTGACACCTACATCTATCTATGCTATCATTACATTATAAGTTAACGTAAACCATATAGGAGATAAACATATGGCAACAGTAGTAGTTCAGATTCCAGCGACACTAGAATGGACTAAAGTGTTTGAAGTAACCCGTGATTGCGGGGAGTACGACATTGAAACAGATGGTGCAACAACAGTTGACATCATCGTTGATGCAGACGGTGAGAAGATCATCAAGGACGCTGGTATTCGTAAGCAAGGTAAACCAACAGACGGTGGTACTCGCTACAAGATGAAACGCCCTTGGAAGGATAAGTTTGACCGTGAGTGGGCAGCAGGTGCCCCTGACGTCTACACACCTGACGGTTCAAAGTGGGACCTTGATACTAACGGTATGATTGGTAATGGTTCTACTGGTATCGTGTTCGTAGAAGTGTACGACACTAAGATGGGCAAAGGATGCCGCCTTAAGGGTCTACAAGTTATCAACCACGTACCGTACGGTGACACAGGTGGTGGTGGTACCTCTATTAAACCTAAGAACTACACTGATGCAGCCCCAGTAGCTACCCCTACTACAGCTACAGTGGCAGCGTCAGAGAATAGCGTAGAAGATATCCCTTGGTGATAAGGGCGACTACTTCTAGTTGGGGAGCCTACGGGTTCCCCTTCCACCCTATCTACCAAGGAGATACTAATGAAAGATATAACAACACTAGTAGCTGATATTGAGAATGTAATCCTAGGTCATAACGGATGGGATGATGCACTAGGTTCTGCTATGGGTTCTAAGATAGCTTCAATCTATAAGTCTAGATTCGGTAAGCCACAGGAGCCTAGAGGCTACTTATCTATGTCGTCACTAGGAACACCTTGTGATCGCAAGTTATGGTATAAGATTAACAAGACAGATCTAGCTGCACCTCTGAAGGCTAATGCTCTACTTAAGTTCAGCTACGGAGACATGATAGAGGAGTTAGTTCTATGCCTAGTGGAGCAAGCTGGTCACACAGTTACAGGTCAGCAGGACCGTATGGACGCCCACGGTATTAAGGGTAGTCGAGACGCAGTGATTGACGGTATGACTGTTGACGTTAAGTCAGCTTCACCTTATAGCTTTAAGAAGTTCAAGAACGGAGACCTTAGAGATCAAGATCCATTTGGTTACATCTCTCAGCTATCTTCATATGTATATGCAGCTAAGGACGACCCACTAGTCACTAATAAGAACTACGGAGCTTTCCTTGTTGTAGATAAAGTCAACGGACACATCTGCTTGGATATGTATGACTTCACTGATGAGATGAAGAACAAAGAAGAAGAGATTGATCGCATAAAGACAATGGTTAGTGATCCAGTACCACCAACTAGAGGCTTTAAGGATGAGCCTATGAGTAAGACTTCTCCTAATAAGAAACTAAAGATGGAGTGTTCATACTGCGAGTTCAAGAAAGCCTGTTGGCCTGACCTTAGGAAGTTTGTATACTCTCACGGTCCTGTCTATATTACCAAGCAGCGCACTCACATCAACGTACCTGAGGTAGAGAACTGGGATGACTGAACTAAGAGCGAGGACTTAACATGAACAGACGTAGAAGGGCTATCAAGGCTGGGTACAGGTCTGGTTTAGAAGAGGACATATCTATTGAGTTAATTGAGAAAGGTGTACAGTTCACATATGAGAAGCTAAAGATAAGCTGGCTAGACTCTAAGACTAGAACTTATACACCTGACTTCGTACTCTTAGATAACGGTATCATCATTGAGTCTAAAGGTAGGTTCACATCTGAAGACAGAAGTAAACATAAAGAGATAAAGAAACAATACCCTGACTTAGACCTACGGTTCGTATTCACTAACTCTAGAGCAAAGCTATACAAGAACGCTAAGAGCAACTACGGAGAGTGGTGTATTAGGTATGGTTTTCAATATGCAAACAAGTCTATTCCTCAGGAGTGGATAGACGAGAAAGGTAGTAAATAATGAGTAAGACAGCAGTAGTATTCAGTTGCGCTCATGCAACACCCGAAGCATCTAACGATAGGTTCTCTTGGTTAGGTAAGTTTCTATATGATCTTAAACCTGACTACGTAGTAGACCTAGGAGACGGTGCTGATATGAAGTCACTTAACAGCTACGACACCCGTAAGCCAGAGTCTATTGTTACACAGTCTTATGAAAGAGACATTGATACATACAACGATAGTCAAGAACGCCTACGTCACTACTTTAAACAAGGTAAGCGTAAGAAGCCAGCATGGTACGGTTTCGAGGGTAACCATGAAGCACGTATCGGCACAGCTATATCGTATGACCCAAGGTTAGAAGGAACTAAGTATGGCATATCTTTCAAACATCTCAACACTAATAAGTGGTTTGATGAGTATCATAAGTACGAGTTTGGTGCTCCTAAGGTACACAATTACGATGGTGTGGACTACGCTCACTTCGTTGGTGCTGGTAACTTTGGTCGTGCCATTAGCGGTACTCATCATGCTTACGGTCTTATTCAGAACAGGTATAGGTCTTGTACTGTTGGTCACTCCCACAAGCGTGATATGTACTTTAAAGATGGTGTGGGTACACGGGGTGCTATCGGCTTGGTCGCAGGGTGTTATAAAGGAGCTAAGGAAACATTGGCTTGACAAGCTAATATGGAGTCGTGGCACGGGGTGATAGTTAAACGACAGATTGAAGATGGCCACTACGAGCCTGAGTTCATAGGCCTCGATACACTTCGTAAGGAGTATGGTGAT